AACTTGGCCGATTGCCCGTATCCACTCCGGCCAATAGAAATCATCGCCACCGTCCTGTGCAATCCTCTGGCTTCCTCCAGGGGGAGGCCCGCCTTCGTGGTAATCATAGAAACCAAACTCGTCAATGTCCTCGCAATTAATCCAGGGAATAGCCGCTGACGGTGGATTCGGATAGACAAGGATCAATGGATTTTCAGCCGTATTCGGATAAGTGGTGGAAACCGCTTCTTTCAACACCGTTTTCACCCCGGCCAGGACAATAAAATGAGTGACCGTGGTTACTACAGTATGATTCGTGATAACGAATTTATGGTACCAGGGAATCCCCCATGCCTCTTTAAAGGCGCACATATCTCCGGTATCACTGAATGTCAGAACTTCTTTTGTTTCGGTAAAGACCCCGTTATTGTACCGGGTGTCCAAAAAATGAATAACCGTAGTTATGTATGTGCATGTTTCCGAAATAGATCCATTAGGATCATATGTTAACTCGCCGCAATCAAACAAGTCACCCTCAGAGTCGCGCATGAGAAAAGCCCCCTCCAATGCCCATGAATCTGCGATGCTAATTGCCAGAGACCTGTTGATGGAAGCTACAATTATCTCTACTTCTCCAAGCATAAAAGATGTTTTGTTGTTCCTGACTTGCGACAGCCCCCGGCTTGATTCCCCGCCGACTAACCACTCAATAGGATCTTCGCAACTATAGTGCGGTCCATCACAAGTATTTAGAGTCACCTGACCTTACCCCCACCACAGGTTCCACAACCACTTGAGCTAGTTGGTTGACTTGGGGTTTCCTCATGCTTAACCTGTGAACTACGGACTGTCTTCGGATCGTCAACCGCTATTGGTGGTGCCGATAAGTGTCCAGCGTTGTTTTTTACGAATTGCATGTAAGCGTCAACGATAGGCATATCAGGATACGCTTCAACGGCAGATAATACCGCTTCCACCTTTTGAGCATACTCCCCAAAAGCAAGAGGTTCCACCCCACTGTCAGCGCAGAGTTTTTTGAACTCAGAGTAATCATATGGATCTAACATCGTCATAACTATCGTTAACCTAGCGTTATTGTTGCACAACATTTTATGGGCACCTCCATTCATACGAGTACCAAGTACCAACTATTCCTATTGAGTACCCAGGCGCACCGCCTCCAGTACCACCGGCACCACATCCAGGGCAAAACCAAGGGCTGTATGGCCATGGGCAATTAACAGGTTTCCCGCATGAGATACTCGCGTATGCCTTATAGTTGCCACTGATATATGTTGATCCAACCTGGCCACAATATTGATCCCCGACACTACAACCCGTGTGAATACCGGTCTGAACCCACACACCCGATGGCAGTCTCACTGCCATCGTGGCGCTCCTGCCGCAAGCATCGGTGCCAGTAACACTCCCCATCCCGCAACCGGTAATAGTGGTTATTTGACCATTTGAGTCTATGGTTCCGCCATTAAAGGACCAACTAATAGGGTGACGAGGGTCGTCAATACCTGACAGACCATAATTAGCTCCAACGGTTACGTCCTCACTTCCTACCATGACTAAATCTGAAAGAGCGTCGCCACTGTATGTAGCAGACGCAGTATTACCTTTTTCGTCTGTTGCTGTAATAGTAATATCAGCACAGCAACCTTCCATTTCTGTGACAGTTCCACCCTCGAATGTTAAGCACGGTGCTGAGAACACTACGTTCGGACACATGTTTTCAACTGAGTAGCTTCTACCAATATACGGATAACCACCAATAAGTACCGGCTCACCAGAAATCATGACGGATAGATCATCATAAGTTTGTGAGGTAGTACCAGTCAAATTTGTTTGCTCATTGACATCAACACTAAGCATGACGCCTTGCTCGGCAATTCCGTTAAAATCGCGGAACATCGGCCATGATCCGTTCTTTGTCACACCCCAACTTGTTGGATCTGTACCGTCAAATAAATTGTTCTGCGAGCCGCTTCCGGCTTCAAGAGCAGAGAAAATGCAATTTTTGTCTACGTCGATAACAACCTTTCGATTCCCATTGACTGCTTCTGTGCCGGATGGGTTAAAGAACCACGGAACACTCGGCCGGGAAGAGTTTTGCCAGCCTATCCTTTCATCACCAAACCACACTTCGTCATAAAAACCATCCATGCCCCCGTCAGGATTCGTCTTCCCCGCATAATCAACTCCGACGACAGAGACGAGAGACCCGCCATTCAGCGCACAACCCAGGACTTTATAACCGTACAGAAATTCCTTGAGCACTTCGCCGTCCTGGTAGACAAGATTGCGGTAAGGTGTGTAGTGCTCCACCTCAAACCCATCGACCATCTGTGTGTAATCCCACTCCGTAAAACCTGGAAACGTCAGAAGACTATCCATTTCAAACTGTCTACCGGCAGGACCACGCCAAGAAAGAACATCACCGCCGCCGCCCATCCAATAGAGATTCCCATAGTTTTCAACATCCGACGAGACCAGCCAGGCATCATCTTCAAAGGTCAAAACTCTACTTCCAAGATCATCATCCACCAAGGGATAGGTGTATTCTGGAGTTATTGCCACTCCTCCAGGCTTTGCGCCACCCTTGTTGGTGATGTCCCTTGGATGGCAGATAAATCCGCCCACAATGCTTTCAATCCTTATCAGGTTGCCGGTGTCCGCAGATACAATGAAGATTTCCACTGAATCAACGGGGAACGGACCCCAAGACATTACTGGCGACTTGGCCTCACGGCGAGCTTTGTCCATCCATGCGAGCTTTTGCCGAGCAAAGCCAAGGTATTCTTCCCCGCCTGTCACTTGCTCATGGGTAAAGATCATGCCGGTATCCGGTGCTTGTTGTCCGGGATCGAGAAAACCCAGAGAGGTGTTAACCCGTCATCGGCGTAGATTGTAACGGATAGACCGTCATTGGCGATAATGGCTTTATTAGTTTGCATCTGCCTTGAAAGACGAGCTTCGTCCCTGGCTTCGGTGAGTGTGTTAACTTGATCCACTGTCAAGCCTGGCGCCTCGGTGAGATACTGGAGATTGTCGAGCAGTCCAGCGCGGGCAACACTCAACCTGTCAAGCAGGGTTTGGATCTCATCACCAGAAGCAACGGAGGAAAGAGTGATAGAAATAGCATCAATCTCGGTATCCAGGCGCTCTAGGCCATAGGTTGTGTGCTGGAGGGCCAGGAGGACGGAAGCAATCGCCGCATTGTCTGGTTCTGTGTAATCCGCCAAGAGAAGGGGATCTGTCGGTATTGAAGAGATATTAGCGTCCAGGTGATCCAGCCTGGTGTCTGTTTCGAGAAGTGGGCTCGTAGGGATTGCACTAACAGATGTCTGAGATGACGCCGACTTCGCCGCATCATAGGCCGAAGTTAACGCATATCCGGTTTTGTCCCCAACCACCTTCGCGTTAACTTGCAATGTTGCTGACAAGTCTTGAGGATCTGCGGAGACCATCACCTTATTGTCAACTCCGAGCACCAGATCCCTGACCTTTGCCCCAATGGTGTTAACAAGGATTCCAGCCGCTCCGGTAGCCTGGTTCCAGATCGCCAGTATCCCGGCAATTGATAGGCTGTAACCGGTCTTGTCCTGATTGATCCCGACAGTAACCGGTGCGGCCACGCTACCTACTGCACCGGCTACACTCCCAACCGAGCCAAGGACTGACGCCACTTGCCCGCCATTGTAAGTAGAGCGGGAAGACACGGCGACATCCAGATTCGCCAGTTTCACGCTATTGGTGTCCAGCTCCTGCCGGATCTCAACTATTGTCGGCGGAGTTACCGCAACAGACTCAGACAACGTAGAGTCGATTGCGGTTGTATCGCAACCTAAAACTTCGCCGGATGGCAGGACCGCCTCTTGGATATACGGACCGCCAAGAGGGACTGGTACCTCCACTACATAAAGACTGGTACCATCTCCATTCTCTGATTCGGCATAATTAAGCCTCGTATCGGCACTTTCACTAACTACCCATTGCAGAGCTGTGAAGTCCCAATATTCCCGAAAGACATTTCGGACCCGGACGGAGGGAGATACCCCTGACTCGTATCCATCAAAGAATGAAAGCATTACGCGAAACCCCTTTTATGTTGAAAGCTGTTCAATAGTAATACAGCCCGCTCCGCCTGCCCCCCCAGTCCGAGTGCTAGATCCCCCTGCACCGCCGGACGAGGTTATTGTTCCTGCGTTGGCATATAATCCTCCGTAGGCAATGTTAATGCTCCCACCACCTGACCCACCGCCACCAGCGGCATAAGTCGCGCTGGATGTACTACCCCCAGTAGACCCTTTTGACTCAATAGTTCCACCAGCGTTGATAGTTAAATTACCCAATACTATCAGGATTAACAGTCCGCCAGTGCCGACAGAACCGGGATTACCTACACCGGTTAATCTGTTTGCACCGGCACCACCTGGGTTGCCAGCCCCACCACCTGCGGCCTGGGCGTATGCTGTGCTTGCCATATTGACAGCACCGTATCCGCCCGCACCTCCATCATTAGCCCCCGATGACGCATAGGCGTGATACCCTGTGGTATTGCTTGCCGCCCCACCACCCCCAGGACCACCCGAAAATGCTGTACCTATTCCACCGGCACCGGCATAACCAGCCGAGATATAACTGCCGCCTGACCCTCCGCCACCAGCGGCCCTGTTAGTGCCAGCCGCCCCTGCTGTGCCACCCGCATTAGATGGTGCCGTGCCACCAGCACCACCCACTGCCGGAACGGTGCCAAGGGATTGCCCTGTTAAAGTCTCTTTTTCAATCACCGGCCTGATACTTTCCGGCATATCAGAGAACTCACTGGCAGGGTTAAAAAAGTTTTTCAAATAGATGTCTATTGCCCTCAATTCAGCAGGGAATTTAACGGTGAATAATGACTGTGTTGCTATGTCAATAGTAACGTCTTCTCCTGCGGCAAAAGCACCTCTACCGGTCATTGATATTTTTCCGCTGATAGTGCAATCCCCGAAACAAATAATTCTCATGCCTTTACAGCGATTTTCTGTTGTTAACGTAGCCCCGGCATCAATTGTAAGGTTCTTTGCAAAGAAAGTAACCATATCGCCATCTTGCACAGACGGTAAAAGCATATCTTGACTTATAGTTATATTCTTGACATCAGGAGCGTTGTCCGCACCGACGCAATACGAAATTTTCGTAATATTTGGAGCAACAAAATCGTTCATCAGTAATCACTTCCAATCACGCTAAAACTAACCACTTTATCCACTGTAACTGCCGCTGATGCGGCAACGTAAATATCGGAACCGCTAGGGATTGCCATTCCTACGGCAAGATCAAAGCAAGGTATCCCCGACGAAACTACCCCCTGGAAACCAGCCGCAATGGTAAGAAAACCTAAAAAGCTGAACGTGGAACCACTATCTTTTGACACATAGAAATTGAGGGTAATAATCGCCGTGTCGGTAGAAGATGCTCCTATTATGTTAACTCTTGAACCATTTGTTGATGGCGCGAAGATCAACTTCTTATCTGTTCCATCGGCTGTGGCTATCTGTTGTGTCTCAATCCTTGGAGTTATAGGGAAAATTGGAGTAATATTTGCCGCCATTAGAGACCTCCTTGAAGGTGTGTATAGTTAAAAACGAGCACTCCTGGGCCAGAGTCTCCGCCTGTACCTCCTGACGCAACAAGGGCATCCAAGGTCTCAAGCGCCTTCTGTGTCGTGTCGTCTGCGGCAGAGAGATTGCCGCTGAAATTCTCCGTATAAACGGTAATGGAACTTGCGTCCTGGTAATGTGATAGTGGTGTCCTTGCATCCGACAGTCGTGAGTCGCTTGTATCTACAGCTCCAATGTCAGCAGGAGTTAGCGCGTCGCTCCCGCCTGTCGCATGGCCCGCCTTATGAGCGGACGGCACGAACGACGAAAGAAACTCCCAAGCCCCATCCACTCGGCCAAGCACCTTCCCGTCAGCCGTAGCAAACAGCTTCTTTATATCGGTCATCCATTTCGGCAGAGCAAACATATCAGTAGTCCTTTATGTTCTTCTGGTCCTCACTGGAAACAGTGAACGACTTGGAAAAGTAAATCTTCCCGGTACCCTGATTCTTCACCTGAACCTTCACCTTCACTCCCTTATCCGGAGTCAGGACAAACATGCCGTTCGCATCGACCAAGACCGTACGGGTAACCGGTTCCAGAATCACGCCGTCAACCATTTGATCCTGAGTCATGGTCATCTCCACAGTATCGCCCACGCTCCAGGTCGCCACACCAAACTCCTTGGCACTGCCGTAGACGCTCTGCAACACCGGGTTACTCGGTAGTGGCGGCATCAGTACCCCGGAAAAACATTCAATCCCGCCGGCGCTCTTGGTTTTGATCAGCTGGTACCGTGAAGTATCCGCCGCTGCCAGCTCCCAACTATAGGTGCCGGTCACCGGATCATAAGTGAGGTTGCCGGTCTCGGGATTCGGCGTTTGGTCATTCAGTAGTTTCTCACCGATTGAGGCAAAACCGGAACCGTCGGCAGAGTCATACCAAACGACACTTACCGGAACATCCTCTCCGGCTGCTGGTTCAGGGATAGTAAAAACGATTGTGGCGGACATGAGGCCTCCTACTGATAGCTAAGATTCTGAACCTGTGGCGGCCGTAATTGCCCGCCGGAATACTGTGCTGTTGAAATGTTGGAAGGAAATTTGATGGTGTCCTGGTACGAAACCGAACCAGGAGATGCTACGCGACGGACAACCTCATACCCCAGATCGGCGACCCTGGCCGGATATACCGTGGCTACCTGGAAAGAAAGCTCCCGAACAGACGTCGGCCGCCGAGCATAGCTCGCCCCCTGGGGATTCGGTGGTGGATTTGCCGCCACGGCAATAAACCCGCCCTCTCCCAGCCAATCAGGAAGAATACCCATGATCAGGTCTTTTTCACTTGAACTGTATTGACCATCTGAGCACAAGCGTTAACCACTCCAGAATAAAGTTGAGCTTGCTGCCCCGCTCCATGTACCCTGACAGTGTTGCTACTGGCAAGTTGCTGTATGTTGGCCTTGCCCCGCTCCGTAAGAATGTTGGCTGTGTTGGTCCATTTTGAGAGTTGAGCTTCGACCTCCGCCACAGCCGCCCGCAAGAGATGTTCGTTCGCCTTTATGGCAACTTCGGCCTTGGCTGTGGCAAGAGTTGTTTCTGCCCGCACTCGGACTTCCTCTCCAGACGCCAGCACTTTGAACTCTTCGAGCTTGACGTTGAACTCTGTCGTCATGCGGATCTTGTAGATCTCGTAGTCAGCCAGAATCTTCCGCAATTCCGTCTCTACCCTCGTCTGCTCCGCGACAAGCAACACTTTGAACTCTTCGAGGATCAAGCCCTGCATCGAGTAATGCAGTTTCCAGACATCGGTAATCAGGCCGGATTTTATCTGCGTTAACTGGACTCCGGCGTTCAGTCCGTTCATTGCCGTCTGGTGCGCCCGCTCGGTCATGAGTGCCGTGATTTCCCGGTTGCGGTTCGAGTAATCGTCTTGCCATTTTTTACGATGTTCAGCTTCCCCGGCATCAGTAATCGAAGTCGCGAAAGGAAATCCGCTGAGAGCATCCGAGTGCCTTACTCGCAGAAGAACATCATCGAGAATCTGAAGATCCCGCTCCCGCATGTTGTCCGTCAGGGCCGTCTGCACCGCCTCGCTGATTCCAGGGCCTCCCGAGTCAATGAACGCCAGCACCTTCGCCGCGAGTCCGGCTATCTCACCATCAACAGCTGCGGGGTCAAAAGCGGAAAGATCAAAGTTGGCAAGCGCCGCGTTTGCATCGGTGAAATCCACCGGGTCAATGGTGGTCACGGTTGGAGCGGTTATCACCGGAAAGGTTGGAGCAGTCGGAGCGGAAAACGGGTCAACAGCATCCATGACAACACTGGCAGGAGCGTAAGCAACCATCTGTGTTGCGTCGTCATACTCTGGAGGGGGATTGAAGGTGAAGAAATCAACATATCCTTCGGCCACAGCTTCAAGATCGCCAGCCGCCGCTTCTGCCGCAGCAATGACGCTAGTAAGTTGCCCCTGGACATACGTGGTAAAGCTATCAATATCAGCCATGAGCTACCTCACCTTCCGACGCATTAAATAGTTAAAATAGTAAGGAATGTTTTTAAAAAAGCACATTGTGGATGCTGTGAAACGGTTGCCGTAATAATCTCTTTTCGTATACTTGCCGCCCCGCAAACACCACGTTAACTTGTAATGTTTATGGCCTAGCGAGCAGGTGCCTGGTCTGAATAACCATGGAAAATAGATATAACAGTAACCTTTAAACAAGTTCATTTATCCCTACCTCACTCTCTTATTAGTCGGCAATATCCCCAGCTCAACCTGCTGCATGTAGAAATCGCACCCGTCCACGTTCCGCCAGCCTATCTGAGCCTGTCCACCTTTCACACCCTTTGCCAACTTCCGGAGCTTTCGGTGGATACCTTCCGTTCCCTCGCCCCAGGAAACCGGGTAAGTGATCGGCGCCTTTTCATCAACGGCCAACGAAAACTCCATTTCTCCTTCACAACGTAGTGTCAAATGAACCTCAGGAAAGAACATCTCCGTATTGCTACCGCAATTTGATATCCCACTCAAACCGCTTGCCTGGATCGCCGCACCATCGTCATTCTTACCGGTAAACTCAAAGATCCCGTTTGCATTGCAACCAAAATACCGCCCCTTGTGACAAACAACAGCGCGGAAATCATATCCTTCGTAACGAGCAGCCCCTTGGGTCTTAGTATTCACCACCTCACCATGGAAAGCACCGGCAGCAGTCCGCAGCACCGCCAGGTAATGCCTACCCGTGTTTCCCTCACGCAGCACCGCCGTACCGGCTGCAAACACCCCGGGCCGCACCCGCTCCTCAGTCACGTTCAACAAAACCCCGTCATTCAACCCATAGCAGTAGCCCATCTCCGTTGAGAACATCACCAGATTACCATCAACCTTCTCCAAACCGGTCTTCTCCGCCTTCATTCGGATAGCGGTACCCTTGATAGCCGGGTAATCGGCGACCTTCCGCACATTCCTCGGCTGGCTCCATTCCATCTGGTTACCACCGGCCAGGAAGTAAATCTTTGTATCGGTGGATAAATACACCCCGTTATCCACCGGAGCGATCATCAGGATCGTTCCGCCAAAGGGAAAGCGACACAATCGCGAATCCATATAATCCACGCTATCCGGATCCGTGACGCACAACTCACTCCCCACACCCACCAGCAGCTTGCGGTAAAACTCCGCCATCACTTGCCCGGCAGGCGTAGTAACTTTGAATTCCTCCGTCGTAGCCGTCAGGCCATAGTCCGCACCCTCGTAAACCTTCCGGAGAATGGTTTCATCGGAGTACATCACCAGCCCGTTCACGTCACAGAAATTAGCGTCGACATCGGGATCAAGCGAGAGATTCAGAAACGACGAGGAGTAATCGGCAGGATTGAACCGCTTCAGAGCCGGGCCTTCCTGGTACAGGATGATGTCATCATTGGCGAACATACTCCGCACATCACCGTCATACCGCTGCAGGTACCCCGGCCGAAGCGAACAGCCGCCGTTGTTATCCGGATCCGCATTGACCAGATCCACCAGCTCGGTAAAGATAACCGCACGGATCTTCGGCACCTGGGCACCAACGTTAAGTGCATTGTCGACGTTGTTTCGTCCATAGGCTTTATAGGTTACGATACTCACTAGAAACGCTCCGCCCGGCAGATATGTTCTTGTGGATTCATTGCCGCCTTGTCCTGAGTTATCCGGGCAATATCATCATCAAAAGTCTTCTTCCACACTCCGGCCCGAACCGGGTCAAACGTGCGAGAATCGTCCTTCAAGTAAGCCCATTTCAGTGCCCCATGGATCAATTCATCTTCGTACTGCCTGATTTCAGGGAATGCCGCCATGTTCACTTCGGACAGATCATTAAGAGGCAACCGCTTTACACCCATTTTCACCGTCCCAACCGCTACCGGCTGCCGGTTGAACGTCACGGTAAAACTTTCGAAATCCACCGCATACATTGTCGGAACTCCGGACATTTCATCCCAGCCGGGATCCTTATCGTCGAAGTGCTGTATTGTCTTTTGCAGAAGGGGCTTGGTTACTCCGGGATACTTCAGCCGTTCGATCCTTACAATCTTGTCACTGATCGAGAATGATCGTGGGTAAACACCGTTTACCAGTGTAATGGCAACCTGGCAGATGTCCGGAGTTGTCGATTCTGACAAGAGAAACAGTTTTCGGCACAACTCCCTTTCGGAAGAATTGAGTGCCGAAACCAGATTCGGAGTCGACCACTTACTGTCGCCGGTCTCTGCTCCCGTAGTATCATCGAGAAATTCATCTCGCATTCGTGCAACCAGCCCCTTCAGGTCTTTCATCTGCAAACTCCTTAATATGGTGGCTACATAGTTGCGGTAATGGCCTCAAATGCCGCGTCGCGCTCTTGTGCGCTTATCTGATAGCTCAGTTTTGCTTCCAGAGCCTCAACCTTCGGCTTGTTTCCGCTGGTCAATTCCTCGGGATTACCAATATTAAGGATCTCAATAGTGGCATTTTTGATTGCCTCTACCCTTGGATCAGCTTCCTCTCCGGCTTTTCCTGCGTCCGGTGTCGACAGACTCCCCTGCTGGCCCTGGCCCATTAAGGCTCCAAACTCGCCCTGCTGGGAATCGCTGTCCGTTTTCTGGCCTGGCGAAGCCTCTCCCATTATGCGGGACTTGATGTCCGCGACCTCTTTTTCGGTATAGCAGCCCTTGCCCCGTGCTTCTTCGATGAACAAAGTTGGGATATCCCGAGGCGTTTCTCCAACGATAATGACGTGACCCGTAGTTGAGGCGAGCCTGACTGGCTGTTGTCCTGGTAAAACACAATATTTTTCCGACATAAAAACCTACCTCCTTATGGAATTAAGGGGGCAACTGCCCCCTTAAGAATTTTTACCGCTGAACGAAATCAGCTCGGCTCTTCTGGATATACAGACACCAGAGTTTACCTTTGCCTTCAGTTGGAGGCTCTCCTACACCTGTCCAGGAGAAACCAAATTGCCTGCGATTGGAGTCATTGCAAAGCACCCCTGTTGCGGCAATCTTTGACGTGCCGAGAGCCGTCATGTCGATACCGGCCTTATAGCGATTGGCCGTTTCCGCGTCTCCGACGGTACCGGTATCCGATGTCTCGGAGTCGAATGCCTCGGTAATTACCATGGCACCGTCGATAACCTCCGCGTCACTTGGCAGATCGATAGCAGGAACAAACCCGGCGCTAACCAGATCCTCAAACGTAAATTCAGCCTCTTTATACGAAGGAGCTTGTACCCCCTCATGTTTCGTAACACCCATCGTTTTTCTCCTTTACTTCGAAATGTTCATGGGGAGGCCGAAACCTCCCCATGCTGCTTAGTATTCTTCCATGTAGTGGTCGATGGCCAGGCAGGAAAAATCCTCGACGCTTCGGTCGAATGTGCTGTAAAACTGCGGCCGAAGAATTCCGCCGAACTTGCTGACCATGATCCCCTTCTGAGTGTTGTACTCGAATACCTTTTCCTCGTAGCGCGGTTCGCCGCCCTGGTCGAGGTCTGCATATCCGAGAGCCTGGGCACCCCACAACAAAGTCCTGGTTCCGTTGATAGCACCCCCAGCGCCCCAACGAGTAGAAGCCCCTGTGGTATTGAATACATATTCGTACTCAACCAGCAGAAGACCGTCGATGGTTGCGATTGCGCCGGAAAAGAACGGGTTATCATCCCCGCGAACCCCGCCGGTAATGACGGCGTTCTTGTAGTCAGGATCGTTTTTCAACATCGCCAGAGAATAGGGCTGCATCAGAACCACATACCACTGCTTCCCGCCTGCCTGGAGAGGCATGAGACGGTGAGTCCTGGCATATGCCTTTGCCATCAGCAGCATCTTATAACTGGGAACGTCAGCTACGGCCACCGCGGATGTATCACCGGCTACCAGCTTCTTGGCCGTACCATCCCATCGGCGATGACGCTTGGCAGAGGGGGCTTTGATATCGGCGGCATAGCGAAGCTGTACGAAGTCGGAGCTGATCGGCACTCCCTCGACATCGAGCACTTCCGAACGTAAAGAACCATCCAGGTTGTAGGCAAAGGAAATACCAGAAGCAGCCAGCATCAAAAGCTGATCGGTCCTGTTGGCATGCCAGTACTTGAGTGCCGGCTTGGCTTCCTTGCGGAACTGAACCACGCTGGCCTGTTCGGCCAGCTCGCCTTCGCTGCGGACCATGTTGAAGATCTCATCGATCTGGATCTTCTGTTGAGATTTGTGCATCCGCTCTTCACGGCCCTCACGCTTGCCGCCAGTGGATCCTACCCCGCCATCACCGACCAGGTGGTTAACCAGGGTCATGATGCACTCTTCACCGCCGCCTTCCATCCTGCGCAGTTCGGTGATTCTTTCAATGGGGTAATTGAAGCCCTTCCCGCAAAAGCGCGGGAGGAGAAACGAAGATGCTTCCGTCTCATGACGGATTTCCTTCTGAATAAACTTGATCTTGTCGGGATCGAGTTGCCCGAAATTTGTCATTCCCATAATGTCGCTCCTTGTTATGTAGTTGTCGTTTCGTTGTGACTCATTGGATTTGCGTTGTTTTGCGCCTTCGCATTGGCGGAAACGACCTCTTCACAGGGGCGTCGGTCACTGGGAACTTTTTGCGCCGTTCCAGGGCGAAAACGACCACTAAGGGGCATCGGTCTCTGTCCGTAAGTGGACAAGCCTTAGAGAACGTCTCCTCTCAATTTGGCCTTCTGGTCCTCAGATAGGGCTTTCATCTGGGCCGGAGAAAGGTCATTGACGTTAATGACGAAAGAATCCTTCTCTGTTTTTCCCGGCAATACAGATGGCTGTCTCAAGGAAGCGTCCGAATTTCTTTTCAAAGCTTCCAGGTTCCTTGCTTTGCGAACATCTTCGGCCTTATCCGGGTCGATCACGACACCGTTAATCTGGGCAAATTTTGGTCCCAGATCCTCTACTGCCTGGCGCAGGGCTTCCGCAGGTGCCAGCCCCTGTGCCTCAAGCTGTGCCCGCCAACTTCTCACCGCGACAACTGCAACCGGATCACAAGCGTCCGACTTGTTATCCAGAAACGGATAAAGCGCCATTGCCGCAGAGGCCGCCTTATCCAGGTCCTGAACCAATTCGGCCTGAGTTTTTTCTTGTCGCTGTTCTGCCTGGATTTCAGCCTTGGCAATCGCTATCTGCATAGAATCGATTTCGTCGGTCAATCTGGAGTGTTCGTTATGGTCGCCTTCCAGTAAGGCGTCTTTCTGCAAGGTACGGAGCTCTTTCAACTGAGTCCGTAAGTCCGGAGGAGTTTCTTTCTTTTCCTCAACTACTATTTGATCGCCACCGCCCTTTTCGAGAGCTTCCAGGCGTGCCTTCAACTGTTTATTTTCATTGTTCAACTCGTTGAAACGAGCCTTCGGAATGAAGTCGTCTTTCTTGCCCTGTTCGTCGTCCTTTTTAGCAGCGCCCTTTTCTCCACTTTCGTCATCTACCGGTTCCCCCTCATCTCCGGCAATAGCTGCCAGGATTCCAGGGTCCATATCGCCTTTCAACACGATTTCATTACTATCCTCCGGCACAAATACATCGCCCCGTGCTTCGGCCAACTGTTCTTCCGTCATTTCATTTGTCTTGTCTCTTGCGTCCACGTGGTCCTCCTCCAAAATTACATAGTTGTCCTACCCCTTAGCCTTGGCCCCGCCGCCGGAAACAACACCTTCCAGGTCAGTCATGCGCTGTTTTGCCATGACCTTGCAGGCCTTCATTCTTTCCGGATCTCGTTTGATTTCCTCGGCGTTTGCAAGGGTTCTCAAGTCTTCCTCGGTCCGCCACTTCCTCTCTTGTGCGTCCATCTTTCCCATGCATGACCTCCCCGAAATCGGTTGCACTCTGTTCATATGTCCATCCGTTCACAATAATTTTGAACAGCATAAAACGAAAAAAACCCGCACCGATAGTCATGTTTCGACTGAAGGTGCGGGTCTCAATTACCTTGAAAGGTTTCGACTTACCGCGTTCTATTCAATTTTGGCCATTATCACGCAACCATGGCGAAAGTCAATAATTATTTGTATCGTTCCTGCTTCAGCGCCTCAGACACCTTGGAATCAGAGATATGAACGGTAATTTGTCCAAACGGCATATCGAGCATCCCGATTTCTTTCATACAGTCAGACAGCTTCTTTTTCCAGTCCGGGTCCAGTTTTTTCAGTGGATTACTAGCCATCTCCGCCCTCACTCTGCAATAGAAGGTATAGTAGGGATATTTCCGCTTTCAATACCGGCTGTAACACCACGATCTGCCTGTGGTGGAAAATTAGGACTGGTATTCTTCGGCGTAATCGGTTGAACGTGCGTCAATTGTGGCACATTCTGGGGAATAACCGGCGCCGCGTTGTGGTCCTCAAATCCTCCCGACAACATCAACTCATCGGCTAATGGCGCCACCCCGGGAGTCATGGCAATAACCCTACCCGCGTTCGTTGCCCCAAACATTGCTTGGATATTGGTATTTGTTGCCTCCGCCACAACCTTGGTCCGCTGCGCCTTGAGCAGTTCAACCTTTGCCGATAGTTCTTCGAGCTGTTTTTCCAGCATGGCGGCCTGGGCCTGCTGTGTCCCATTGTCCTGCGGATTCGCGATACGATCTGCCAGGTCATGTTTATTTGATATATTTGATCTTCTGACAATCTCATCATCAGGGATAGCCACCTTCATCTTCTCGCGCATCTCTCCCAACTGCTTGAACTGGCTCTCCTCATACGTCGCCGCCATCGGTTGAGTGGAGACCTCTACCTCATATTCGCCCACGGTGATGTCGTTTAGAATATTCCCAAACTCATCAACCTGGTTGATAATCAACTCCTCTTCCTTCGGCCGGCCATAATCATCCTGGCCGGTAATTTTATAAATACGCTCATTGGTAAGAAATTGCTGGCCAAGCTCTATGATCTTCCGGCCGACCAACGTGCGGGTAAACTGGAGGTTCGATAAGGGCTTTGCCAGCTGCAGCTTGCTTTGAAACTGTTTCATCCCGATTGCGATACCGGACACCTCTGGAGAATTAAGTCCCTGTTCTGCATCACTCATCCCCGTGGCAGCCTTAACCCAGGCCTCGCCTCTTTCACAGAGACGATCCATGCCGGTAGGGAATGTGTTCGGTGTTATTTTTTGAAGCGGCTGTGTCCCAGCCTTCCTCTCAATAACAACACCGGTTTTCATTCCGACATTTGCCAGATCCGCAGTCGTCATATTTGTCAACTGGCCTTCTTCCACCTGCCAGCCCGAGTTTGCTACGGTCGTCAGGTAGTGAACAACCGCCGATACTGATTTGTTCAGGAGGTCTTGGGGAGATATTGCATCCGCAATCATACTCCCTGTTTTTCCCTTATTGAACAGGTAGAAGAAAGGAATAATGGTCGGGGTTTTGTAAGGACTCTGTTCATCAAACAGAACTGTTGTTGCTGTCACGACACGCCAATAGAGCACCTTCCCCTCCATTTTTTGAAGAAGCAGGCCGTTATCGGCTGCATACTGTCGTGCCTTTTTGATTCCCATGGAATGCGGAACTACTTCAGTATCCCCAGTGGTCATGTCTATGAAATGAAGTGCCATCTCCCGCTTGTAAAACTGGCGCTCGATAACCCGAAGTCGCAGTTCTCCGGTTTCCTTGTCCCACCACTGGTAATATGCTCCAGGAGAGGTGCCAAAGCCATAATTCAAATCGGAAGCATTTTCCACGGGGAATTCATCAGTTAAAGGCCGGTCACGATAGTTTTCCCAGTCTTTTTTGGCTGTTTCGCGGGCTTCGTCTCCATACATTCCTGCTATTTCATCCAGCGTCAGCCACATGAACCGCATAACGCCCGGCCATTCTTTAGGGTCATACTCGGTAGCAAATATGTCGGGAATAACTGTTACAGGATCCGGCAGAGTAATCTTGATCTCGCCATTCAGGTTTCCGTCAAAACACATGCGGATATCGTAATATCCCCGTTCTGCTATCAGTCCGGATTCCCAAGCGTCTGTTTCGAGTATGTGAAAATTGTTTTGATCAAGGAAATGCTTTGCCAGTTTCGACCAAATAACGGCAGTGTCCGCAGAGGCCTTACCTTTCTTAGGCTTATACGTGATATCAGCACGGGTAGCTATCTGTTCCCCGACCGCGGTCAAGACGGCCTGTTTCGATAGATTAATCTCGAAACACTTCCGGCCCTGGACAGATTCCATGAAGGCACGGTCATCGTCCGACCAGTGTCCGCCGTCTCCATGAAAATAGCGGTAGTTCCTCCGGTTGCGACGGACATAATCCTCATGGCCGTTTCTGCAGGAGAACCAGAAGCGCTGCATCTCTGATTGAGCGCTCTCGAAATCACCAAGCTCTGCCGGTGGTACGCCACTACTGCTATTGGTTTGCATACCTGACTCCTATGCGCACATTGCGCTGGGCCTTCCACTGACCCGGGGATTCACATTCATAATGACATTGTTCGATATCGGCATAACAATCGCCCGGCTGAATCCGGTTCTCTTGAGGTAGCGGGTACAGTCCATCAAGTGATCATTTGATTTAACAATCTTCCCGTTTTTGTCTCGACGGTAGATCCGGTATTCGTCAAACCATGGTGACATCGACTTGAACACCTTCAACGTCCCTGAAGAAAGAGCCGTCCATACATCATAAAGCCCAGCCTCAACAGCATTGTCTGCATTGACCAGATCCAGGTCCTCGTCTTGATAAATATTGATCAGACGCTCTCCATCCCTCTGGCTTCTGCCGTTTGCAGCCGGATCGACGCAGCCCGGGATCCACTTGCCTCGCGAACGGATAGCTGAGGCGTGAATTGCCGGTTCAGCCTTTCCCTGCTTATAGCAGGAATACAGGTAGCCAACACCTGATTCGCGATCCAAAGCACCCCAAAGCGCCGCCGTCCAGTTCCAGCCGACATCCATTGCATAAGCTCTTGGCCAGTGGCGAGGAATCACAAAATCCTTTACTGAAACAATCTCCTCTGCAACAGGATATATTGCTCCAGACCCCAGTGAAGGTACGCCCTTTGAACGGGCCTCTCTCTGGTGAGGAGGTAACGCGGCATACAATTCACGCTTCGATTTCTCAGTAAGATGCGGCACGTCATCCCAATCAGCGAAGGTAACGTGCCTGATCATATCGTTCACACCCGGCAGCTTTCCGCCTGGCATGAACATCAAAACAACCTCTGACAAGCCCTCCAGTGGTGTAAACGTACAGAGGACGATCCCGTCAACGGTCATCGTCCTCATCAATCCTTCCGTATAAATATCCATCGGCGGCTCTTCATCGAACCACACAACATGCTTCGCCGTACCCTCGAACTTCTTCCGGCCCTGCTCGTAGCTTTTGAAATTGATAATTGATGATCCACCTGAAACGTGTCGAACAATAACGGCCTCCAGCGAGTTTGCAGGCCGGGCCTTCCTCACATAATTTTGAATCAGATGACCCGGGATCAGCGCAGTTCCCCACTCTGATTCTTTTTCCGGAGGACCAACCAGCTTTGTCTGGATGATGTCACGCGTCGTCTCACCTGTGGTACCTGCAGCCCAGGCATCAATCGGATGATCGAAACGTCTCCCGGGCCACCAATCCGGATACAGGCCTGTCGCATGAACAACCACTTCATAGCCGCCCATGCCCTCTGTTTTTCCGATACGGTTCGCGGCAATAGCTGCCCGTTCCCGGAAGTACAGACCTGCCCGAAAAAACGCAATGTGCTTCTTATAGAGATCACGCCGAAGCGGCCCGCTATCGGGATAATACTCGAAGAACCGCTTCCGCCGCTTCCGACGGTCCAGTTCCTCGTAGATATCTATGAGATCCTGATAACTAGCCACTAATCACCTATCCCCAACTCGGCGTGGAGTGCCTTCGCCCTCTTGATAAGATCCTCGTCTGACAGATCCTTGAAGCCATGATCCATCTCAACCTTATCCGTCAGCATCTTTCGATGTCTCATCAATAGCTGCAGCGCGTCCGTCTTTGAATGTAACTTAAACTCTGTTGTCGTGGCAGTCCCAATAGCCACTGCGTCTTTCCCTTTACCGTCAAACAACTCCACAACCTTGATTTTCCGCGATTGAACCGCCGCGGCATCATGTGGATCCAATTCGTGAGGAGCTTTTACCCTGCCATTCTCATGATAAAAATCATCCTCTTTCGTGAAGGCCAATTTCGCCAGCTCGTTAATTATTTTCTGGTCCGTCACTTCGATTCGATCTAGTCGTTCTTTCTGAATCTGCGCTATCCGGACCTTGATGTTGTTTTCTGCTAACAATCTGCTCCCTGCCGCTCTTGCTGATTCGTATGAACAGCCAGGGAAGGCTATCATGTATGATTTTGTTGCATTATTGTTCGCGGCAAACTTGCGGCAAAACACTTCATGACGAGGATCTTCCAAAAGGCAGATATCGTAACCCATCACATCTTCCATACCGACGAGCACCTTCTGACCGACGCCAACGATATTATCGTGAGCCGGTTTTTTTGATCTTTCCTCATCCATAAATTAAAGACATACCGCAATTCAAATCATTGTTCAACATAATTTTGAATAAAAAGGGAATCACCCACGAACCGCCTCCCTCTCCGACTTCCCAAACTTCCCCTCGAACCGAGTCAGCAGCTCAACAACCTCCCGCTTTCGCACCTCAGGAGGCGTCGTATCAGGTTTCAGTGTCGGAGCAGGTAACTGCAGGGCTTTCGGTACCGGCGCCTGTTCAGCAGCATCTCGCAGATCCGCAGGTTTCGGAAAGAACCGGGAGTGTCCAAACAGCCACTTTGCCCCCCACTCGATGCGCTCGATGTGAAGATCCTTCAACGACTCAAACCAGTCTCCCAAATCCTTCCGGCCCAACTCACGCGGGACTTCTTCCCTGATGGCCCCTTTCCCCTTTATCAGCGGATATTTTTCCGCCAGCCAGTACATCACCGTGGCAAAACGTGACTTATCAGCCTCAACCATCAGCTCCACCTCCCGCGAAATCCCTACAGGCCTGCTTGTTTGCCTCTCTCGTTTCCTCTGCCAATGTCCCGCCGCCAGCCTTCGGACTCGCTCTCTCGTCGGGAATATTCCGAAACCAGCGAAGCACCAACAGCCACGGATCAGAACCGATCGTTTCCTTGCGATACTTCGCCACCAGCTCTTCAAGCTCTAGGTCGATGTCGGCGCCAGGGAAGCTTTTCACCAACCAGTCCCGCTTTTCCTCCACGCTTCTCCGGAGAGACTTTTCAGTCAGGCTCACAACAGCCTGCTCGCTCGCTTCCGGTTTCGGAGCCTGGGCTGTCTGTTCTGACTGACTCTGTTTACTAGCAGGCCTTCCTTTCCCTTCCTTTTCCCTTCCCTTCCCTTCCCTTCCTGTCATCCCTACCGTGTCTCTATCATTTCCCTGTTGTGTCCCCGGTGTGTCCCCGTTTGGTCCCGGTTGTATCTTGCCGGGATAGCTGGGTAATTTGGCCGGTTCCGTTCCTTCTTTGCCGGTGATCCTCTGGTGTGTCGTAAATGTCGGGATAAAACCATATTTTTTGCCATCAACCTCAAAAGGGATAATAATCTCCGCCTCCGTGAGAATACCCAAGGTCTCTGCCATGTCGAATTTCAGGAAGGGTAGAATATGAAGATTCAATATTCTCGGCCGCCACTCAAAAACACCCTGCTTATCACAATTTCCCCACAACCCAGCGAACACCAGCATTACATACTTCCCGGGATTGTCCGCTTCCAGGTCCTGCAGGTCTTCATCAATGAAAAATTCCGGTTTTATTGTGCGGATGCGCATAGCAGCCCCTTGCCATCCTGAATTTGCTTCGACGTACGGTAATTAGCCCTCACCAAAGCCTCCGCAAACGCAGGAGGAACAGAATTCCCGCAGCGCTTGACCTGTTCAGTCGCCGTGATCTTCTTGCCGTCCGCCGTCCGGTCGATAATATAATCAGCCGGAAATCCCTGGGCATTGAACAATTCCCTTGGAGCCAACATCCGCATACCGATATCAGCAATCCGGTACTCTTCGCCCTTCACCGTCACCAGACCAAAACGGTCACGCCCGACAATGGTAGCAATAGGATCAACCGGAGATTGCCCCGTCCCTTGACCGTAATACTTGATAAGAAACGCCCGGACTTCCCCCAGGTGGAGGCCACCGGCTGTAACCGTGGGCATCGTACCAGTAACCGCCTGTCCATCCTTACAGGTACCGCGAAGCTTCACGAGGTGGGAAGTTACCAGAGAATCTTTCTTTTTTGATGTGACAGTAAGCAAAGGTGAGTCTGCAGGTGCAGAATGAGATAATCCGAAATTGCGGACCAGGTTGGCCGCTACGATCCCGGTCTTTCCGCCGCCATCAGCCATAACGGTAGGTGCCGGAGCATCAACGGCTTGACCGACGCTCTCCCCGAAATGCCGTATAAGACTGGCCGCCACCAGGGAATGATGGTCTACACTGGTTATTGTCCCAACCGGAGCGGAAATACTGGAGCCTACAACCCCGCTATAGTGTTTTGCTAGGAAGGTCGCTACGACCGCATGCCGGGCCTCAGCCGTTACCGTTGTCAACGGAGAGTCTCCCGGCCACACGGAAGAGTCTCCCGCCCCTCGATGATCTATCCCCACAATCTGAGGAGCAATCACGGCAAACCTGTTTTCCGTCGTCTGCGTTCGCAGTGGCTCAGTGACCTTCTGCCCACGGAAACCACCGCCTTTTTTCTCTCCGTAATACGAAACAATAAACGGCTCCGGACTCTCCACCACATAGCGCATCACACCACGGGCAATCCTCCGTAGAGTAGCGTCCACCAGGGGACGCCGCACATTCAGAACCTTCCCTTCCTCTTTTGACAGGAAAATTGAGGGACACGGCCTACTCCATTCAATACACTCGGCAGCGGACCGCCACGGTTTGAGCTTCCCTGACTTCACCGCTGCGCTTTTCGGATCCCCGTGAGTAGGCTCCGGCCAGACAATCAACTCACCGTCACAGCGAGCCACTAGGAAGAACCGCTTTCGTGATGTCGGAGCGCCGTAATCGCAAGCCCGCATCTCCCGGTATTCGACCTCATAGCCATGCTTCCGGATTGCCTTCACGAAAGCCTGAAAGGTTTTTCCCCGCCGCTTCGGGCACGGGTAATGTTCACCATCGCCATTTTTAACCAGCGGGCCCCAGGTAACAAACTCCTCGACATTCTCCAGCATGATAATCCGTGGCCGCTTCTTACCTATCCACTTCAAGACAACCCAGGCCAAGCCCCTGATCGTCTTCTGAACCGGCTTCCTACCCTTGGCCTTCGAGAAGTGCTTACAGTCCGGAGAAAACCACGCCAGGCCAACGGGACGGCCACCAGTAACCTCCACCGGATCGACATCCCACACCGATTCACACAGATGCCGGGTCAGTGGATGATTAACCAGGTGCATATCGACCGCCCCCGGGTCATGATTTATTGCAATATCAACCGGACGGCCCAAGCCCGCCTCAATACCCATCGAGGCACCACCGCCGCCGGCGAAATTATCCACCACCATTTCCTCAAAATTAAAACCGAATTGAGCCGGGATCCGGAAACGGCCGTTCTTCTCCGCCAGTATCCCTTTGCGACTTGAAGCCATTACGCCCCCCTTAAAATGTCACCACATACGTCAACGCGGCAGCCGCCGCCCAGTACACAACTTTACGCCATTCATCCGCCCCGTGGCAGGCATAGGCCACCGCCGCCAGCACATCCAGGACAATCAATAACGCCGGGAAAAACTTGGTTGAAATCATCACTCAAAATACTCTTTAATATGTTCTTGCAATGACTCCATACTTTCGAAAACATGAGCAGATTCCCGAGAGATAAACTGACCTCTATCCATCGGGGCTAAGTTGACAATAAATCCATTTGCCACTTTTTCGATTATGATTGGCTCTTGCATAAAATCCTCTCGTGAAGAGGCTCGCGCCTCAGCTTATTTAGCTCCGCAATGCTTCTATCTCTTGAGCGCTGTTCTTCTTTCTCGGCTGTGCGTTTTACAGATAGTGCCAAAACCTTCCTAATCCGCTCGCTCCTGCTCCTCAGACGTTGAACGAGGACATCATAGACATGTTCGAGGTCAGGGCTTTTATGCGTCCAAAGCATTTCCCTTACCGATTTCCAGTAAACAAACGTGCTTCTGGTACTGTTTGCACAAAATTCATGTTCGGCTTCAACCATCTCCCGCGTCAGTATCGGCACTCCCGCCCGAACTGACCTGATAAGCGCCGCATTATCTTTCCATTCCCCAAGGACACAAACAAACGGAGAAATTCTATTTCCCGTCACGAAATATCGGGCTTTTGTAGATTCATTTAAGCTCACAACTCAGCCCACACTTCCAGATCATCAGCATGGAAATGCTGATTCTCGAAAAACCTTCCATCCGCCGGATCATTCTGCGGATACGCCCCAACCCAACAATCCTCAAGCGTGTCCCACATGCAGACAATTCGCTCAGGATGAGTATCATTGAATTTACCGACAATCACCGTTCCGTCTTTCGGCGCCTGTTCAGGCGGTATCCAGCGCAACATTTTTCCCCCTTGATATTATGCGTTCAACGTTCCCAGGCTTTCGGCGTATCCGCAGTACAGTTCAACCTTTTCCATCTTAGCGCTGATCGCTGCAATATCCGGCTTCAGTTCAATTCCGACTTCGCGCAACTTCTCCACGGCCCCAAGCAGATCCTGCCACTCTGCCTCAATCCGTTGCCGATTACTGGTCGGCAAATCGCGCTGTTCGTCAATGCCAAATCGCTGTGCCTTAAAAATCAGCTTCTGCAGGTCCAGAAGCTCCATGGCAACCTCGCCAAGTTCTTCCGCGAATACAGTCATAAGATGTTCTTGTTTGTTCATTATCGTCTCCGATCACCACCAAGATCTCTGCCCATCCTTCTCTTCCTTCACCTGGACCGGTTCCACCGTATCCCACGGATACGGCCCACTACTCGGCTCAATACTCTCCACAATTCCGCCCGGAAACGCCGTCAAAAAAGGCACCAGCAGCGCCGCCTTGTCCGAAGTCATCCCCGCAGCCTTCAGGCGCTCAATCTCCTGGCCGGACATCACCAGTCGCCCGGATTCGACCCGGCGAACACGCTCCGCCGGGTCGTCGGTAATATCGATCTCCAGGCCGTCCCTGTTCCGGATTGTCACGACGGCAAAGGAAAGCAGATCCTTATCCACCACACAACCCCCACCCGCAAACTGGGCAGGTCGCGCACCCACACTCATGCCGCAGCTCGGCACCGCACTCGGGACAAATTATCACCCGACATCTCCAATGTGCCGCATGTTCCACCGCTCCAACAACTGGCAGTACAACTCACAACTCTGATACCCAACCTCGCACCCCTGACACGGATGCGTAAGATACCCCTCGCTTTTATCCATGATCACACCCCTCAAAAAAACGGCCGGCAGGGATTGGAGAGCCCCACCGACCCAAAGTCAGTTACACGAAAACAGGTATCCCCGGCAGCTCGGTTTCCAGGTACGCCTTGATATTATGTTTCGCCACCATCTCCCATGCGCCCATATCCGCCTCATGGAGTGACAACGTAACCGGCTCGCTCCGGAGTCTGAATACAAACTCACTAGCAGGTTGCTCTACTTCGGTAAACGTTCTGATCGGCCTGAGAACCGGACGAAGCGGTAAAATTTTCCCGCTCTCTTTTTTAACCCCACGCTGGTAGGTCACCGCCTGGGTAACACCATCATCGATCACTTCCGCCTTGTCCTCGCAGCAAATCTTCCCGGCCACCTCAAGGATCTTGTCCAGATCCTCATCCTGCTTGAACGTCGCCATCAATTTGATTACGAAACTTTCCTGGGAAAGCCAATCCCCGAAAGGAAATGGTGTCTGATCCCATGTCGCGGAAATAATATAATCACGATTGCGCCATGCCCCCGAAACTGGAAGGAAAGCTTGCACAACCGTTGGGGAAATGATGTGCAGGGCGACCCGAGCAGGATCGCCGCCGATTTCCTCCCCATCGAAGCCGCTCTTCAGATAATCCACCAGACCCTTCAACGTATTGACCTTTAGAATGGGAAAACCCGGATCCTCAACGGGGACCATTTTCTTCGAAGTAAACTCCCGGCCATCAGACGTAAAGTAATGCTCGATAACCGCCAGGTCCAAAATCTTCTCAACAAACGCCTTAATCATGCAGATCTCCTTTACCTAAAATATTTTTTCAGCATCAAGTACTTCCGACGCAGGCCCTGGTTGAATCGCACACCAAAACCGGACCGATACAGCCGGGTACGCGGTACCGCCCAATCCCCATACACCAGTTGCCGCAGCGCTTTCGCCTTCAGTCCCCGCATTTAACTACTCCCCAGCCGCCGACTTCCCGCCATCCACCACCGAAACAGCATCACGATTCATCGGCAGGGACATCTGTGTGGGATCATGCTCCCAGGCCAGGACCTTCCCCCCCTGCTTGCCGAAGAACATCCGGGTACCCAACGCCACCGCAGGCGCCAGCTTCGAACTGGGGATAATCGCCACCATCGCCGTAGATCGATCCCGATCCGGCTTAATTTTCACCGTGATCGTAACCACTCTGACCGTCTCCGGTTCGGTATTCGGGTCCATGATGTTCGCCAAGACCTTATCCAACTCTTCATCGAATAACTGCCGAACCCCGCCACCCTTCAGGTTGTCCAAACTTACGGTATCACCATCCGTCAATGCCACGCTGAAACCTCCTTATCCGTAATAATCACGCCGCCAAAAACCTGCCGTCCCGGCCTCTCACCCGCTCTTTTTTCACCTTCGGCAACCGAAACAACCGCTGAACATGCCGCTCCGTAGCGTCAAACACCGCCTCGGCCTTCGCCATGTTCTCACCCTGAAAAGAATGACTGACATAATCATCGGTCGCCCTCGCCAGGGCCGTACAGGCCGCATTCAGTTTGTTGTGAACAAAACTCGAAGGTTTTTCCAATTTCATCACGGCCTCAATGCAGCACAGCCCGATTGTCAACAAAACCGCACGCTGTTTGTCCTCAGTCGTAATCACCTTAACCGCCGTCACCACCTCACCTCCTTCATAATTCATACTTCAACCTTCATCCTTGCCTTCCTACGGCGCACACCCCTCTATACCCTTAAACCAGATCGGCTCATGCTCAGGGCAGTGATACAGCAAACCTCCGCTGTAACGAGAGACGACAAACTTTGCCTTTACATCCGTTCGCCTCTCGCTGTCGCACTCCCTGGCAGCCGCACACCACTCACACGGCGACTTCTGAGTAGGTTTTATTTCCCGCCCGGACCCCATACTATGCCGCCCGCAAGCTCTCGACGGCCCGCAGCAGCTCCGCAACCGCAAACTTCGCCGGCCGCCCCTCAGCCTGCAGCGCCGCCTTAATCCCATCCAGCACCTGCATCAACTCCAGCGGATAACAGACCAGGCCCATTCGATGTGCCAGCCAATCCAGGGGAAACTGATTACCCATCCGCTTCATCAGCAGCTCGATCTTATCCGGCGGGAAAGAGCGTGAATCAGTAGACCGCATCATCCGTGAGAAATGGCAGTAATCAATTTTCAATTCCCAAGCGGCTGACTCCGGCGCCTGGCCCGCAAGTAGGTAGCAGCGCCGCAAGGCCTCAGTCATGTTCGGCACCGAATCAAGCAGATCCGCATACGAACCACCTCCGATTATTTCAGGCATGACAAACCTCCATTTTGTCCATTGGGCTCCGCACGGAGCACCCCTTACCCATCACATGGGTATAAATCATCGTAGTCCGCACATCCGCATGACCCAACAACTCCTGGACGGTCCGGATATCGTAACCATCCTCCAGCAAGTGAGTCGCAAACGAATGCCGGAAGGTATGACAACCGCCGGGCTTGACGATCTGCGACTTTCCAACCGCCTCCTTTACCGAGCGCTGCAAAACAGTCTCATGGATATGATGCCGCACCGGCCCGTTTGGAGCCCAACGCGGATCAGTGCAAACCTTTCGAGCCGGGAAAATGTAAAACCAACCCCAGGCAAAAGGAGCCTTCGGGTACTTCTTGTGCAAAGCGCCAGGAAGGGAAACACCGATCCCGTTCGCAACATCCTGTCTGTGCACCTCCGCCACGCTCTCCAGGTGAGCCTTCAGCGGTCCGCAAACAACCGCGGGCAACATCACCACCCGATCCTTACTCCCCTTACCCTCACGGACAGTTACCGTCTGTCGCTCGAAATCGACATCTTTCACCCGCAATTGCAGACATTCATTCAGCCGCAATCCACACCCATAGAGCAAAGAGGCCATAATCCTGTCTGCGCCATACAGATGCTGAAAAACGGCCGACACCTCCGACCGGGTAAAAACAGTCGGCAACCGCTTTGTTTTCTTCGACCTCACGGCGTCGATATTTCCGATTTGTTTGGGAATGATGTGCTTATAGAGGAAGACCAGAGCATTTAACGCCTGGTTCTGTGTGGCAGGTGCAACATTGTGATCAATCGCCAGATGAGTCAAAAACGCCTCAATCTCAACCTCGCCCATCTCCGATAGCGGACGTCGACCATGAAAAAAGGAAAACCGCTTAACCCAATCTCCATAGGTGCCTGCCGTTTTCGGACTGTACCCCTTAACCCGGCACGTATTGCGGATCAGGTCAAGAACACGAGGCTTCTGCTGGTTTTGCGAATGCAAGGTTTGTTCAACAGGTTTAGTGTTCATTTTCCGACTCCTTTCAACACATTGAGTTAAAATCACGTGATGGAGATAGACTGCATAGAAGCGGTCCAATCATTGTTATCTGAAATCGTGTGAATAGCTGAAAGTGGCCCCATTGCCGCAAGTAACAGTCCGGAATCGAAGGCCGTCCAACCTAATAACCTCTATCCCACCGTTCTCTCGACAGAGAGATGTTGCATAGGAAATATCATTTTTGGTCACGCTGCAACCAGATAACAAGCTAATGCAGCAAGCCGCCAAAATCAGTTTTCTCATAGTTCCCCCATTGGCTCAGGCAACATCATCCAGTGGTTCACAGCGTTTCTGCCTGTCAGAGGAGCCCCGTTGTAATCAAACCATGCCTCGCCATCATGGAATCCTACCGATACGGGATTGTCCGATTCTGGCATACAAATCAGAACGGTCATGTCGGATTCCGGCAGGATATCGGCCTGTATGAATACAGGCCGCTGGCTCTCACTGGTGGCAAACACTCCGTCGCGGATAGACTCCAGTATGATTCCGGCGGTTGCGGCCTCAAAATCAGCATCATTCGCCAGGTGGTTCAATCTCTCAGCATTCCCTATGCCGAGGCAACCAAGCACATCCTCACAGGATTCGCGCCTTGTGGCTCTATTGTGGAGCTGCATCGCTGTTGAGTCCATTTCGATTCCCCCTCGCTGGTTAAACCGACAATACGCGCCCACATTGAGGGCAAAACCTAACAGCATTGAGTTTTTCAAAGGAGAAACAAGCCGGGTCCCAAACTGAAAAAAGGTAATTACAGTGCGAACATTCTACTTTTTCATCTGATCTCGGTTGCATGGTTTCTCCTTGGCCGTCACCCGCCAAGCCGTTATATTTCACCACGAAATGTGTAGCCGTCAGGATCAACGCCCATCCATCGGCAGTGAATACAACATGAGGTACTGCCGCCCTTTGATGTGTGCCCGAGCAGGTAATCCTGAACAAGCACCCAATTCTGAGTTGACTTCCGTTTGCGTTTTGGGATTTCGCGCTCTACGTTCCGCATGATACCGAGTTGAAACGCCACAGATTCAGCATCTGGTACCTGAGAAAATAACCCATCAGGAAGCCTCTGATTAACCGTCGTCCAATCATCAGCGAGAACAGCAAACGAACACGGGGAATACATTTCTCTTGAAGGATGGTCAGGATCCCCAATGGCGTTAAGGTCACAAATACACAGACTTTCCATACCCATCAGCCACACAACAGAACTGTCACCCCAATCAAGTCGCTTGATACCCCTGCATTTTTTGTCCTTTAATGCCTGTACCGCTTCAATGAATGTCATGTCTCACCCCACCGCCAAAACCAAACAGGCCAGCAAAACCAAACCAATCGCCGCCCAATCCCCCAGCGCCAACTCTACCCGGCACTGACAGCCATCCTCGTACAGCAACCCCTCGCCCATCTCACCATAGGCCCGTTCGATCGACCTACCGCACCCAGGACAAACACTGTGATATTTCCGCATTAGAAATGCCCTCCGAAGTTCCTGGACAAAAACCGATCGCGCCGCAGCCGCCACGTTGCCCGGATCATGCAGCACAACACCGGACTGACTATCGCGGAAACAACGCACCAAAGAATAACCTCACCAAGGGTAAATAGATCTGCGTCCACGTTCACACCCCTCTCACGCCGCCTGCTGCATCCGCAGCATTCGCACCCGTCCCGCATACAGCGGATAATGAAGATCCAGGCACCGCTCACAGATCCCGCCCGTAACCGTACTCCGGCCGCCCTCGGAACTCTTCAACCCCAAACGGCTGTGACAGCACATACACTCAACCACCATTGCCACGACGCCCCCTCATTTGAGCCACAACAGCCTGGGCCTGGGCGGAAATTTCCGCGCCGCGCCGGCCGCTCACCCGTTCATCTTCGGAGTAATCAACAACGTGACCCTCAATACCCAACATCGGCCGGATCTGCCTCACGACCTCAGCTGCCACGGCCGCAACGTCTTCTTTGCTCAGAGTTCTTGCCATATCAACCTCTGCAATCGCCGCAAGTAAGAATTCCGGTATTCCACTGGATGTATTGATCACCGGCCAGGATCGGCGTCCCGCACGTCGCGCACTTCCCAAAACACTCCCGGCCGTCAACCCTCAAAATCTGCGCGTGAGGGTGTTGCCTCATAAATGAAGCCAGGTCAGGCACCACCGTCTCCGTCGTCAAAACATGTTCAATAATCATTTCGGCTCCATTCTTTTTTTAGCCCACTCATGGTGGCCGCGTTCAATACCCGCGTAATAGGCATCCGCCTCGACCGTCCCCATGGCAAACGGATGAGGAATACAAATCCCTCCATCCCGGAACAGAAACACCGCCAAACATCCCTTCCGGTATTCCACACTCCTGGGAGTGCCGTTGGATAGAAACCCATCAACAATCCGTTCACACTGAACTAACATCCCAGTTGCTCCTGCAGGGCCGCCTGCTCCACGTGGATCCGAGCCAGCTCCACCGTCATGTGCTCGGACATATCCGTCAGTTGCTTCAAGCGCCACATCCGGTCCATGGTGACCATAAATAACCGCGTCCAGTCGTTTGACCGGTCTTTCTTGTCCACGACCTTCAGTTTGTTGTCGCAAAACGCCTCAGCATCAGGAATTAAAGCATCGCGCTTCGCGACATAGGTGCTATTGCCGTAACACATCCTTTCAATCTTGTTTCTACCCACAGCATCCTCCTCAGCGACAACTTAAAATGGAATCTCACTACTCATTCCAGGGCATGCAACCTCAACCCTGCGCATCCACTCGTCAACGGTTTCTTCCTCACCAGGCAAAACCAACGGCCAATCCTCGTCATAGGGCATAGCGACCTCCTTATTTAGAACTGACCCCCGGCATCAAATACCCCCGGCCGCCGTCAAACTTGAGATATGCGAAGGTTGTCGGGCCTGTCGGGGCAATCTGAATACCGGGCAAGTCCTTAATCATCCACAGAGCGTTTTGCTTGAATTTAGCTTGGCCAATGATTAACATGCCCTTTGTTGTGTCGACACCCGTTTCGGAACAAAACGGGCAAATGGAAACTGTTCCTTCACCCTCGCATGAGCCGCACACGATGCCTTCATACATCGTATAGCCCTTGCCATAGTCGTGTTTCAGTGCGACGTGTCCATGGCCTTTGCATTCATAACATTCAATTCCCCCGACTTTGCCTTGACAAACTTCACAGGTATCAACACTGATTTCTGGTAAATCAAACCAAGTCTCTTCGCCTCCGGGCTTGCTCAATTTGTCCATGATCGGAGAGATATCGTTCTCAGACACACCCGAGATGGCGGGTACGCCGATTGCCACCCATCCGTTTGTTGCCCATGTCATGTCTCCTTGGGTAAAGGGTTTGTCCATGCCGTAATTTTCAGCATCCTTGGAACAATATTTTTGCAGGTCCATCACGCACCGTCCTTTTTTCGCATTTTGCTACTCTCCCAAAGCGGCCTTAACGCCCTGTCTCATTCCAGCAACAGGAACAAACCTGCGCCCCTTATCACTCAGTTTCCAATTAACCCCGAACATTCCGCGACTGTAATATTCAACCAGGCCTTCCTTGACAAGGATGCTGAATGTCCTGAACGATCGCCTTGTAACCCCTAGCCGGGAAATTGAAACCGGCTCCAGTTCGCCAATGGCTTCCATCATTTCTTTTTGACACTGCGAGATTCTAGGCATAGCTACCTCCACAACCGGCAAGTCAAACCGTTCCGCATCCGAACTGTTTCGCCACGATTCAAGCGCTTATTGCAGGCCGGACACGTATACTGCGAGCCTACGGACCCATCAGCATGCTTGTGGTCACAGGGAAAGGGCGCTTGTGACCAACCATGGGGCAAGCTCAACACATCAGGCTCTCCGTCGCTATCAGTCTCTACCGGCCTCGACCTCTTTCCGCAACAGTGGCAAATGGCTGAGGACTTCACGCTTTGACAAGTTGTTAATCCAGTAGGCATTTCCAGACACATTGCACTGTCCCCTTTCAGTATTTTGCGAGTAGCGAATAGGCTGATAGGCTGTTCAACATAATTATGAATTATGCAGCCTGGTCGTGATCATCTTCCGGCAGTTGGACCAGAAAGCCATCCTCTTTCAACGCCGTAACTATCTGGGCATAAATCCCGGATCCAGGATTATTCGTCACAAACTTACCGACGAGGAACACCGCCACTGATTTAGCATTCAAACCATGCAGCCTGGACCATCCCGCAACGGTCCGCCCCGTATCAAAAATATTTTGTTTTGTAGCTTGATAATCGATCTTCATTGCGCAACTCACTGTAATTTGGTATATATTTACGATAATAAATATACTATCCACAACATCTGAGATAAGAATAATTCATCTGAGTTAAGCTGTCAATAGCTTTTTCGCTATTTTTAACATCTAAGGTAACTTTCTTTGAATACAAACGTCAAAATTAAAGCAATCAGAAAAGCACTCAGGCTCACCCAAGTTGAGTTTTCCGCGCCATTACGAGTCGCCGGCGGTTACATATCCGCTATAGAGTCGGGTGGAAAAGAGCCCTCCGAAACCCTGATCACCCTCCTGCGACAGTATTACCGGATCAGCGACACTTGGTGGGAAACCGGCGAAGGTGAAATGTTTGAGCCCAAGCGGCCACCAGAAGTCACGAACCTGTCCTACGCAAAAACAGGATCAGGATCCGTCAAAGAAGCAGCGCTGGAATATTTCAAGCAATGCGGAATCATGCCTTCAGTGGCAGAACAGGTTATCGAGGAGCTGGCAAAACTTGACAAGGGGCACCAATTAATTGAGGCGGGGAAAATCATTAATGACGTGGCGGATATACTGGAAGAACTGGACAGGAAGGGTCAAAAGTAAAGGCCGGATCGCTCCGGCCCTCATGGTCTATTGCTGTTGATTGATATACCTGGCACACAACGTCGATCCCGCCATCGGCTCAACCACTGAAACTACCAGTAGCAGCAAAACCGGCAACGGAAATCGTTGTCTCACAAATCGTCTCAGGAGTGATATCTTCTCGGTATCTGTCAGATCGTTCATATTTCCTCCGTGTACAGTATTTTGCAACAAGGGCGGATATAAGCATTTTCAATACCGCCAGAAGTACCGTAACAATCGCGCTAATTAGAATTATTATCATTTTGGTGACAACGACCGTTTTAAATATGAAATATAATGAATGTTTATATGAATTAATATCAAATTGATAACCATTTGAACGGTTTACTAAAACCATTCTCCAGCCGATACATAGTGAGATGGTTACAAAACTAGACATCGATGCCCGTTTTAGGGCAAATCTGATTCGCCTGCGCCACATCCGCGGCTTGACCCAAGCAGAACTTACCGATCTCTCCGAGGTTCACAACCTCGGACAAATAGAGTCCGGAGCCAGATCAGCAGGGAAAGAGGCGGTTGCTCGCCTGGCCACCGCTCTTGAAATTGACATATCCGAATTCTATCGACCCATAATGGACGACCTGTTAAAGCCAGAGACAAGCATGCTTCGTCTGTTTAGCAGCCTACCCCCTGCCGGTCGATGGTTTATTGTTGATATTTTGAAAGCATTTGCGAGGTTTTTAAAATCGAAGTAA